AACCTTTGGATGATAAAATCTTTGATAAGTGTGTTCAATTGTATCATAAGTCTAAAGACAGAGATGTAATTGATGTTATCTATGATCCATGTACAGTAGATGTGATGTGTGCTACAATTCATAAGCACATGGAAGATCATGCTAAAATGGTTAAAGATAAAGATGGTAACATGGTTAAAACATATACAAATATGCTTGTTACTATTGATCACTCAGCACTATTAAAAGTAGCTAAATCTGAAAAGGATAAGTTTGAAATGCTATATGCACTTGGTGAAGCTCTTACATATATGAAGAAGCACTATCCAGTTGCTTTTGTAGTATTAAGTCAGCTCAATAGAAATATTGATAATCCTGATAGAGCTAGAGATGGTGAATATGGTAATTATGTGTTAGATTCTGATTTATTTGGGGCAGATGCTTTGTTGCAGCATGCGGATGTAGTATTAGGTATAAATAAACCATCTATTAGAAAAATTAGACAGTATGGTCCGGAAAAATATATCATTAATGATGATGATATACTAGTATTTCACTTCTTGAAATCTAGAAATGGTCTTACTAAGATTAGTTTCTTCAAATTAGACAGGAACCTAATGAGAATTATAGAAATAGATCCGCCAGCACAAGCTATGTCATTAAGTACTAAAAAGTAAATTGATTATGTTTAACAGAAAAGACAAAGAGAAAGAGTTCTATATGCAGCATATGGACACTTTTACAGCAATTGGTATTGCTGATCCGTTCTTTACAATTAAGACGGCCTTTTTCCAAAAAGGTAAATTTGGAAGACACTCACAGTTTTTTGAGTGGGAATTGAAAAAAGGAGATGATATTTTCATTGAGTTTTATGACAATGTAACTGATAATAAAGGTAAAGTCATTGACATTGCTCCAATGAATGATAACAGACAACTTTTTAAACTCAAGTACAATCCATATTTTGCTGAAGAATATGAGGTAAAAGAAGGTGTAGATAATGAAGGTAAAACTTACAAAATGTACATTGTACCTACAAGTGAAATGGAAGCTGTACTTAAAGATGGAAGTAATATTTCTTATAGTTTATATGAGAAAAGACTTAAGGAACAAGTTAAAGAAGCTCAATCTTTACCAAGATTACAACAAACTTTAGTTCCTGCTATGTTTCCAGATTTTGAAGATGAATTTGCTCCTAAGAAAGAAGCAGAACCTGAACTTCAAAATACAGAAATTGCAGATGCACTATTATCTGAAATGACAATCAGAGATCTTGCGGCAATTATGTTGATGAAGCCTGTAAGTGCAAGACCTTGGTTAAATGATTTAATCAAACAATCAAAAAGTGAAATATGAGTATAGTGCTTCCAACAAGTAAAGTTAAAGCAGAAAGAGTAAATCCAAAGAGACTTTTGATTTATTCTAAACCAAAGACAGGTAAAACAACAGCTTTTGCAGGTCTTGAAAATAATTTAATTCTTGATTTAGAAAATGGTTCTGATTACGTAGATGCTCTAAAAGTAAAGATTGGTAGTTTACAACAGTTACTTGATACTGGTAAAGCTATTAAAGAAGCTGGATGTCCTTATAAGTATGTTACAGTAGATACTGTAACGGCATTAGAAGACATGATTATGCCTCTTGCAATTAAGCTTTATAAGCAAACTCCAATGGGTAAAAACTTTGATGGAGATACAGTAGCTACACTAGCTAATGGTGCAGGTTATTTATATATTCGTCAAGCTTTTTTTCAAGTATTAGATTTTATTGATACTTTAGCACCCCATATTATTTTATCTGGTCATATTAAAGACAAGGTTGTGGATGATAAGGGTGAAATGGTTATGTCTGCAAACATTGATTTAACAGGTAAAATAAAATCTTTAATCTGTGCAAATGCAGATGCAATTGGTTATATGTATAGAAAAGGTAATAAAACCATTCTATCATTTAAGACTAATGAAGAAGTAACTTGTGGAGCAAGACCAGAGCATCTTAGAAATGAAGAGATTGTAATCTCAGAAGCAGTTGATAATGGTATCAATGTGAATTGGGAAAAAGTATTTATTTAATTAATATCTAAAAACAAATAAAAATGGCACTAAGCACAACAGACTTGGGTACAGGTAATTCAGGAAGTAATTTACCTAAAACTATTGCACCGGGTAATCATACCCTAAAAATTAACAGTGTAGAACTGGAAGCATTTAAATTTATTCCAGATGCTTATCATTTAATATTACATGTTGAAACCACACCTATTGAAGGTTTTGAAGGTTTCATGGTTGATAAAAATGATGAATCAAAAGGTAATTATGCAGGTCAAATTGGTAAAGTAAAAGCTAGCCAATATGCTTTTGCTGATGGTACTACAAAATCAGGAATTATTATCAACCGTGATAGATCTGTTATGATGTTCTTACAGTCTTTATGCAAAACTTTAGATATTAATGATTGGTTTGTTGATCAAGATAATAAGCATGATACAATTGAAGACTTTGTAAATGCATTTACTAAAACAGCACCTTTTGCAGATAAATATCTTGAGTTCTGTGTTGCTGGTAAAGAATATGAAAATAAGAATGGATATACTAGCTATGATATGTGGTTACCAAAAGCAGAAAACAGAAAGTATGCTTATGGTGAAGTAGATGGCGGTAAGGTTCTTACATATGATGAGGCTAAACATCTTAAGAAATTAGAAATAAAAGAAGTTTCTAATTTTGGAAATGATGATGACTTTACTATGCCAACCAATCCATCATCTGATTTTTCTCTAGACTAATATTAATTGTTGATGAGGGAAGTCAGCAATGGCTTCCCTTTTTCATTTAAGGGAAGTAGTTATGATTTCTACAAAGAATTTAATTTCTCAATTGGAAGATATTCCTATTGAATGGGTATTTGAATATTATCTTAAACTTTCCGAAAAACTTACTGGGCAAAGTATAAAAATGAAGTCAATCTTTAATTTAAGAGAGAAGACTCCATCTATGTACATTTATTTAGATGCAAAAAATGTATATAAGTACAAAGATTTCTCTTCTGGTAACGGTGGTGATGCTTTGCATTTAGTACAAACATTATTTAATACTACCAGTAGAGCTGCAGCTTCATATAAAATAATAGATGATTATAATGATTATCTAAAAAACAATGAGCATGTAGCACTTAGGGAAATAATACCACAAAGTAAATTTAGAGTAACTGATTTTGAAATCCGTCATTGGAATAATCTGGATCAAAAATACTGGAGTCAGTATAACATAGGTTCTAAAATGTTAGAAGCCTATAATGTAGCTCCTTTAAGTTACTATGTCATGTCTAAAATAGATGTTGACGTAGAAAGCAAGATGCAGATTAGTAATAATCATATTTATGGTTATTTTAAAAATGATGGATCACTTTACAAAATTTATCAACCAAAAGTAAAGGAGGGTAAGTTTATTAAGGTACGGGATTATATACAAGGTAGTGAACAGTTAACCGGTGAAAAGAAATTTTTGGTTATTACTTCTTCTCTTAAAGATCTTATGGCTTTTAATAAACTAAGAATTAGTGATGCTGAAGCAATTGCTCCAGACAGTGAAAATTCTATGATTCCTGTAAAGTACATAGTAAATGCTTTAAAGCATTATAAAGGAGTATTTGTATTGTTTGATAATGATGAACCTGGTCTTAAATCCGCTCAGAGATATCAAAGTAATTTTACTATACCTTACATTAATCTACCTATGGAGAAAGATCTATCAGACTCTATTAAAGTATACGGTGTAGATAAAGTTAGAGAAGTATTATTACCTTTATTGAAAGAAGTTTATGAGTTGGACATACAAAGGGAAAGAATTTTCTGATAAAGATATTCCCGAAGGAGCAGTAGGTTTTGTATATATTATGAGTGCCATAATTGATGGTAAGTCAGTTATGTATATTGGTAAAAAGAATTTTTTTGCTAATATAAAGAAGCCACTAGGTAAAAAAGCTTTAGCCTTGGTGACTGATAAAAGACTCAAAAAATACAAGCGGGAACTCCGTCCTGATTTCCAAAAATATTACAGTAGTAATAAAATCCTTAAAGATGCTCACAAAGCGGGAATAGTAATTAAAAGAGAAATCTTAAGAATATGCTATTCATCCACTGAGCTTACTTATCAAGAAACTAAACATCATTTTATTTATGAAGTTCTTGAAAAAGAAGAATTCCTAAATGGAAACATCTTAGGCAGGTTTTACAAAACAAAATAATTATGACAGAAAATGAAATGACAGGCCTTCTTTTTAAGTTGGCTGATATTGGTATTACAGGAGTTTTTATCTCTTATGAAGGTAGTGGTGATTCTGGTTCACTAGATAGTATTACTTATGCCGATGATCCAAATGTATCTTGTATAGAAGATCTAGACGCTATTTATGATAATGGTCTTGATGATAGACTGCATTTAAATACACTAGATCCTGAGCTTCATGAGTTATTAGAATCCTTTGCTTATGATACTCTTCTGGATAATATAGAAAATTGGTATAATGATGATGGTGGTTTTGGATATGTTATAATACATGTTAAAAGCGGTGAATATAAAATATTTAACAGTGTAAGATACTATCAAACAGAAGAATACCTTCATACGGGTAAATTACTTGAAAAAACTGAAGAATAATGGCACATCCTTGGGATCATGCACGGTCATCTGCTAAAAAGTTTGGCGGGTCACCATTAGATTATATTGAAATTCACAATTGGTTTGATGAAACTAAGAAATGGGTAGGACATTCTGAGCATAGAATGTTTAGACATCATAGTGAAGGTATATTTGAATGTGAGCAAAGATTTGGTATGACTATTACCAACTCTGATGGTAAAGATGTATATGTCCGCTACATAGGTGAGCAGCATGTGAAAGAGGATTGCTTTGGTTATATACCAAGTGCAAAAGAATGGTATTCCGCTATTAAAAGTGGTAAACCTGAACAATGGATGATTAGAACTTTAAAAATTGAAGACTGATGGAAAGTATAACACATGAAAGTTTACTAGAAAACAACTGGGAATGTACTGATGTAAAAAATCAAAAATATAACCATGCTTTTTTACCAGATTTAATATTATTTCTGAGTAAAGATTATGGTATTGATAACAACTATATGATAAAGTTATTATCAACTCCAGATCTTGGAGAAACTGTAAGTTTAAATATAAACTGTGTTACTATTAAGGATTTAGGAGGACTTGCACATTTACTACATAAAGTAAGTGCTGTAGGTTTAATTAAAAGATTATTGATAAACTATTAAATTGAGAACTGATGGATTTTAGTAAAGATGAATTAAAAAGCCTTTTAAACATGCTACGTTCTCCAGATACTGATAATAGCTATTTAGCTTTTCAAAGTCTTGAGAATAGCTCTTTAAAAGGTAAAACTGGAGAATTGGTTTTACTATTTAAATTTAGTAAATTTAACTTGACACATTGGTCAATTGAGGCACCTAAATGTCATGCAATACTTAGTAAGTATTTTAATACTGGCAAAACGGTTACAAGTGGAGAATGTTTATCATTATTAACTAGTTTAAAATGTTCTAAACATTCAATAGAATTATTTCTAGAATTATTTGTTTTAGATATGATTGATATGTTAGATAATTTAGGGTATCCAACTGATACATTTGACTTACAAATTACTTTGAAAGATGAACAAACAAGATAGCCTTAGTAAAACCGGTAAGGAGCTTATGTTAAAAGAACCCTATTATGGCATATTTCTAATTATGTTAAATAAGGTTTGGAATAAAAGAGTTCCTACAGCCGGTGTGAGTAAGAATGGTATTAATTACCAACTTATTATTAATGAAGATTTCTGGACAAGTTTGTCTGAAGAACACATGTTAGGTTTATTAAAGCATGAGCTATTGCATATTGCTTTTGGACACTTAACTACATACTTCAAATTTTCAAACAAAAAGTTGGCTAATGTAGCCATGGATATGGAAATTAATCAGTATATTCATAAAGATTGGCTGCCTGAAGGTGGTATTGACATTAATGATTATGCTGATTTGAATCTTGAAAGAAAAGCAGGTTGTAGATATTACTATGACAAACTGCAAGATCTAAAAGATGAAAAAGATAAAAACGGTACATGTGGTAATGATCCTATGGATCAATTACTAGATCAAATAGAGAATGGTGATGGACCTGACCACAGTACATGGGAAGAATTTGAAAATCTATCTGAAGCTGAGCAAAAGTTAATTGAAAAACAATTACAGAAACTTTTATCAGATGCTAAGGAACAAACTATTAAAAAACGTGGTAATGTTCCTGGTGAGATAGATGGTCTAATTGAAATTGAAGAAATTACTCCTGCCAAATTTAATTGGAGAGGATATATACGCAGATTTACTGGAATTAGCACAAAGGTGTTTACTAAGAAGATCAGGCGGAAAGAAAACAGAAGATTTAGTGATAATCCTGGCTTGAAGATAAAGATGAGACAACATATGTTGTTAGCTATTGATACTTCAGGTTCTGTAAGTAATACTGAGTTGATGGAATTTATGAATGAAATCAATCATATTTATAAAGCAGGTGTGGATATTACTATAATTCAGTGTGACACTAGAATCAGATCTATTGAGCCCTATAAAGGTGGTAATGAAATAGAAGTACATGGTAGAGGTGGAACTGAGTTTGATCCTGTTTTAGAATATTATAACGGTAACCTGAAAAAATATACAAGCCTGGTGTATTTTACAGATGGTGAATGTTATACATCTGTAACACCTAGAGGAAATATCCTATGGGTTTTGTCAGAGCAATCACATATGAATGAGAGTTTACCAGGTAAAGTAATTAAATTAGAATTATAAAAAAAGAGTTATGAGTCAAGTATTATTGAATGTAGAAGAGTTAAAAGATTTTATTAAGCACATGGTTGCTAATAATCAGTATATCCAAAGC